ATATCTTTGGTTTCCTCGTTCCTAAATCTTTTAGTTCTATACTCCCAATCATTCTCTCTTAAAATATTTCTACGCTTAATTAATTCAAATGCTGATTGTGCTTTTTCATCTCTTTTATTCATAGCTCTAACTAACTTATTAGACCAATCACGACCAGCATTACCACCCCATAATGCCCAAGCTATCCTACCATTACTTGGATAACCTTTTTCGCCAGGTCTATATCCCTCTGAACGCTTATCACTTTCGTGTCTAGGAAAATATTTAGCTATATGTCTTACCTTTTCTGGTCCTGCTTTTGTGTTGTTTAAAATATATCTAGCAGAATTTAAACCAACACTTGTTCCACCTCTACCATATTCCTTACGCCATTCAAGTCCTCTTTTAGCCTCTTCTTTAGCACCTTTTGGAATTGTAAAGTCTAAATCATCATATAAGCCTTTTGTGTATTCTTTCTTGCTTGACATAGGGTGTGAACTTGGTAATAAATCTAAATCAAATTTACCACTACGAAATCTAAAATTCCTAACTGCATATAAGAAAGCATTAACTCTACCCATAGCCCATTGGTCTGCATTATTTACATTTGGTCTTACTGAACTTGGATTTGTATTGTATGCACCAACACCACGCCTAAAGACTTGTGTTAGCATTCCTATAGTAACTTTACGCCTAGCGTCATTACCATATTTTTCGTTATGTTCTTGTACTTTTTTCTTTAGAGCCTCTTTAACTCTATCACTAATCTGTTTCTGTTCCATTAACTATATTTTCATATTCATCATGTGTTTTGCACGGCATATAAACTGTATTTCCGTCTTGGTCTAATGTATGTGTTCCTACACAACCAATCTGTTCAGCTCTTTTCTCTGCCTCCTTTTGAGTAGTAAAAATATCCTTATCTAATGCAACTTTTTGATTATCGGCAAATCTACTTATTTGTTCTAACCTAGCTTGTGCTAATTCTCTAGTTGGATAGCAACCCATATTCTTTCCACTATCCTCTGCGATTACACAATATTCGCCGTCTATTTCTTTTATAACTTTATATTCGTAAGATTTTAAATCGTCCTCTGTTTCAATTTCCTCATTATATTCAACTGTATTACTTGTAGCGTCTGTATCTGGTTGTTCCTCTACTGTTGCGTTGGATAAATCATTAACAGGAACTACTACTTTCTTAGCGTCCACTAGATATACATTCTGGCTTTCATCAACAGGAAGTCCAACACTTTCTCTAGCCTCAGCAATAGTAATCCAACCACCTTGAACACCAGTATTTAATCTATTGTATTGTGCGTCCATATCTTGTTGTAATGCTCTTACCTCTGAATAATCATAAACAGCATAATCATTGGAATTTTCTTCATAATCAGTTAATAAAACTTGTTGTGTTAATTCTTGTGCAACTTGTTTCCATAATGGAATTAATTTGTTTTCTGTAAAAAATTCTCTTAGTTCTTTAGCGTTGGAATAAGTAGCTCTATCCAAACCAGCACCTAATCCAGCTAATATAGCAGGAACACCTAATACCGCAGATATTCTTTCCTCTGGTACTCGTCTTAAAGTTCCTATATCCAGTTCAGTAGGACTAAAAGCCATTTTTGTTACTTCCATTTGTCCACTAAGCACTAAAGGCATACCTCTGTTTTTACCACCAACTTTTTCTCTATAGGTCTTTTGTATCTGTTCAGCCTCCTCTTGTGTTGGTCCGTAATCATCTTTTGGTGTAATTAAGACATTAGGAACACCAGAGTTAGCTAATAATGCAGTAGCCATTTGTCCAGCAGCCTCGTCGCCATAAATTTCTCTTAATACTGTTTGTATTGGTGCAAAACCTTTTCTGTGATTTGTTTGGTCTAGTCCTAATCTGATATGTACCATATCCTCTGGCATTACCATTATCTTGTTGGATTTAGTTTCATATTCGTAATGTGTAATTAGTTCATTGTCATTACCTTTAGGAGTAACTTGTTCTGGCATTAATGGATATAAAGCAACTAATTGTCCAGCATTATTTTTTTGTTTTAATAAATAAGCGTCGCCAGAAATATGCATAGCATTAATAATATATTGTTGAACTATATCCCCAGACATAAATGGATTAGGTCTTTTCATAAGCATTGTCATAGGGTGATTTTCTATGGTTTTTTCTAGATTGTCTGTATCGTAGGTTTTAACTTGTAATGTTGCCTCTGAAAAGCTAGTTCCTAATACTTGCAAACAAGCTGTAACTGCTGAATTGCTACTACCATTACCTAATGTTGTTACATCAAAAAAGCCTGCTCTTGTGTTCCAACCCTGTATATAGCTTTGATTATTATATAAGCTATCTTCATCTCTAAAAAAATTATATCTTTTTTCTTCTGTTGTTCTGCCGAATATTATATCGCTTAATTTTCTTCTTTCAGCCATTTCTCTCCTTGTTGGCTATGAGTGAATTGCTGAACACACCCAAAGGAACAACCCACTCAAGCCAATCCTAATGTGTCCAATCAATATGCTCTAAACTCTTTTCTTTTAGCTACTTGCAAAATACAGTAAGCCAAACTATCCACTTGGTCATCATGTTCGCCTGCTGGAAATTGTAGTAGCTCTTTTTCTAATTCCAAATACCAATTATTAGAATTATGAAAGTACACTAATCCAGCCTCCATTTTAGCAGATAAAGGCAACGCTCGTGAGTATTTATCTTTATCTGCCCTTAATTCTCTAATAGGTAAATTAGTTTGTTGTCTGGCTATCTGTATTAAAGCTAACTGAAAACCAGCTCTTTCAATACCTATTATTTCTGGTGTCCATTTATCATAAGTAGCTTGTAAAAGTCTTAAAGTATCTGGTGCCTCTAGTCTTTTTCTTACTACTTCTAAAACAAATATTTCTTGATTTTTACTAACACCGATTGTAGTAACAACTGTATAGTCAGCGCTTTCTTTTGTACTCGTAGCCAAATCGACGCTTGTGATAATGCGTAAATCTTCAAGCGCCACACTTCCTTTATCGTAGTTAATAACTTGTCTATCTTTTTCATATCCGTTTTCATCATAAACAGTTTCCATTTGATAATCAAAGTATTTAAACCATTGGTTATTAAATAAACCACCAGATAACTCTACAAACTGTGCCTCATATTCTTGTGAATAAAGAAAGCTACCTATTTCTTGTTTTGCTATTTCTAATTCATCTAAAGGAACATAAGGATTAGTCTGACTAGGTAATTGCCACCTTTCCCAATCATCTAACTTTTCTGCATTATCAAATAATTTACTAAACCAGTTGTAACCTTTTGGAGTAGAAATAAATAATGCACCACCTCTGCGTTCTGTAAGTGTTGGTCTAACTACCTCTGCCCATACATTTTCTTTCATAAAGGCACATTCATCTAATACTACGAAATCAAGACCTGCACCTCTTAACCTATCTGGATTATCTGATGATTTAATTGACACCATACCACCAGTAGGAGTAATTATTGTTTTTTCACTCTCTTTAATAACTGTTCCATATTCAACACCAATATTTCTTAAATCTTTCCAACCCTCTAAAGCCATAGCGTAAGTTGGTGCTATCCACCAAGCTCTTTTACCACGCCACGCTTGTTCTAAACATAACCAAACGCCAAGTCTTGTTTTTCCCCACCTACGACCAGCTGCTAATACTTTAAATCTTGCATTGGATTGTGCTACATCTATTTGTCCACTATGTAATTCTGGTAATTTAACTTTAAATTTTCTTATACTTGCATTTGAAAGTTCTGTTTCCATAACCTAAGTCTATCAGTATTACTAGAAATACTGTTATAAATGCTGTTTTTTTTAATTATTACAGTTTTAATGTCAGCACTAACAGCAATACTGCAATTAATACTGTTTTTAATACTGTTTTGTACAGTATTGTTTCTTAAAATCGTAATAGAATTAAGGTTTTTTGAAAAGCACTAATGCGTTTGATTGCATTAATACTGTAAAATACTGCGTATATTACTGTAATTAAAGCACTATTAACAGACCTACTAGCAATACTGTTATTAATACTGTAAAAACCAATAAAATAAAGTAATATTTACAGTAGTCATAGCAATACTTTTAATATATCTGATTGTTCTTTTTTATATTCGCCATTTTTGAGGTTTTTAATTGATTAGGTAACCACGACACCTAGCTAACTATCGCTTAAAACAGTTCTAAGTGCGTGTTATTCTTCCTCTAAAACGATTGTTTCTGCGTTATCTATAACTATTTCGTCTTGTCGTTCTAATTTATTACCGTCAGACCAATTTAATTCTATTTCTACTGGAGCGTTAGGGTCGCTACTTAATTCCAATTTTTCTTTTCTACCAAACTTATCTGGATATTTTCTCTCTAAATACCAAGCG